CGTTTGGCCGAAAGTGTGGCGGCAGTACATCAGCGGTTTTGACATCATGGAAGTTGCTGCTGGTGGTGACCGGGCGATGGCTGTGATCAAGAAGATCAAATGGCCGGACAAGACAAAGAACCTGGAAATGATGGGTAAACTGGCTGCTGTTGGTGCGTTCAAGGAACGGGTTGAACACACAGGTCAAATCGGCATATCAATTGCCAGCGATGAAGATGACCTTTAAACGCACCACCAAACAGAAACAGGCAACCGCCATACTTGCCGGCAGCGAAGAGGCAGCATTGTTCGGCGGTTCGCGGTCAGGTAAAACGTTCATCATAATCCGGTCGATACTGATCAGGGCGTCAAAGGTCAAAAGTCGTCATTTGGTCGCACGCTTCCGGTTCAACCACGTAAAGACATCGATCTGGTATGACACACTCCCCAAAGTGCTGTCGATCTGCTTCCCAGACCTTCAAGTCAGTTACAACAAAACCGATTGGTTTATCACTCTGACGAACGGTTCTGAAATCTGGTTCGGCGGTGTTGACGACAAGGAGCGCGTTGAAAAGATCCTCGGTAATGAATATTCAACCATCTATCTGAACGAATCATCACAGATCGGGTATGACGCCGTCACAATGCTTCAAACCCGCTTGGCAGAAAACAGCGGTCTGAAGTTGCGCATGTGGTATGACTTCAACCCACCGACCAAAAAGCATTGGACATACCTGTATTTTGTTGAAGGTCGTAACCCAGTTGACCTGAAGCCGTTGCCGAACAAAATCCCCTATTTGGTGATGAATCCGACCGATAACGTTGACAACCTGCCGCCTGGCTACATGGCGATCCTTGACCGATTGCCGCAGAAGCAGAAAGACCGCTTCAAATCAGGTAAATTCACCCTGGATGTTGACGGTGCGCTATGGGATTACGAATTGATCATTGCTGCACAGCTTGAATCATTCGCTGAACACCCTGAACGCACGGTTGTTGCCATTGACCCAGCTGTCACCAACAATGCCGACAGCGATGACACAGGTATTGTCGTTGCCAGTGTGTACGGCAAAAATTACAACGTTGATGCCGACTATACTATTCAAGCATCGACGCAGACCTGGGCAATGCGTGCAATCAATGCGTTCAATGATCACAACGCCGATGCGATGGTTGCTGAAGTCAACCAGGGCGGTGATCTGGTAGAAGATGTTTTACGGTTGAACGGTTTTACTGGTAGACTGATTAAAATTCACGCGAAGAAAGGCAAGGCGTTGCGCGCTGAACCCATCGTCGCATTGTACGAACAGGGATTAGTCAGTCATTCTGATGGTCTGGAAGACCTTGAAGGTGAAATGATGGAATGGGTTCCGTTCAACACCAAAGACAGCCCCAACAGGATTGACGCGGCTATTTACGCACTGACTGAATTGAGTGGCGGCGACAACCTGACTGAATTGCTTGAAATGGCGATAGGGGCGAACAGATGAGCAGCATTATCACAAGCATGATCTTGAAAAATCTAGGCGGCGGCGGTGCTGACATCGATCTGTCGAACCTGTCCGTCGAAGGGTTAAAGAAAGTTGCCACAGCATGGGCTTATATCGACGGTACTGGAACCCCAAGCGTAATTAATGGCTTCAACGTGTCCAGCGTAACGGATGTGGCTACCGGAGTATGGGCACCTGTGTTTACTACTGACATGGCAGACACTGATTATGTGGTATTAGGGGTCGCAGAGGATGGTGGAAATCTACAAATAAACACAACCGCCAACAAGCTTGTTGGCTCTTGTGGGATAACCTGCCGAAATTCTGGGAATACTCTTATAGATTCCTCTCAACTATACGTTTTTTTCATAGGAGGATAACGGACATGTTTTATGCGTATAACCACCCCATGGGCACCGTTGCCATAGCTCAGGAACTTAAAGGAGTACCGGAAGGGTTGTCCCATGTCGAGTTCACAGAGGATCCATACACACTATGTGCCGGGGTCTTTAGGAATGCATGGTCAATCTCAGGAAGTGACCTTGTAACCGATATGGTCAAAGCAACGGAGATTGCACATGGATTACGCAGAGAGAAGCGGACTGCAGACTATGCGCCCCATGATGAAGTGATTGCCTTGGCTATTCCTGGTAACACAGCAGCTGAAGCAGCAGCAAATACAGCCAGGGACGCAATCCGTACAGCGGACGATCAGTTCCAGATTGATATCGATGCGGCAGCTGATGACATATCGCTGGTTGCAGTCCTAGCAACCAAAGGCATCACATAAGAGGGTTCACCATCATGTTCAGTGCCACAAATAACATCCCATTCAAAGCGCAACGCGGGATTCACTCTTTTGTTGCGAATGTCACCACTGGCCCGGTTGTTCTGGAAGTCAGCGATGACAGCGGTGCAACCTTCCAGAATATGACTGACGGTTCGTTTGCTGCCGACGAAGACGGGATGATCGTGTTTGCAGATGACCTGCAGTATCGCGCACAAATCCCAGGCGGTGATTCAATTGTATTTGCGCCAGCCGACACAAGCATTCAGACAGATCCACGCGACGTTTAACAGGTGACAGCATGGAATGGTTCGAACAGTCGGTAATGACCGACCAGATGAAACGACTGGGTCACCTGGGAGTCAACACCACTGACCCAACCAGCTTACGGGGTCGCCTGGCATCAGCTGTCAGTGGTGGCTATGAATTCGCTGACACCCTTCACAATGTCTTTCTCGACTTCGGCTATCCGCTATCGATCACCTTTGCTCAGTTCTGGAACATGTACCGTCGGTTTGGTATCGCAAAGAACGTTGCCGATTTGCCGGTTGACACTGGTTGGATGACACCGCCGACTGTTCAGGGGAGCGAACAGTTCAACCGCGACCTTGACCGCCTAATCAACGAAATGGATCTGTGGAAACGGGTCAAGGGTCTTGACAACCGTCAGCGTGTTGGTCGATATGCCGGCATGTTCATGCGGGTCAGGGATGGCAAGCCACCACAGGAACCGATTGACGGCAAATTGAACGGTCTGGGTGCGTTGGTTCAAATGATTCCTTTGTACGAAGGTCAGTTGACGGTTCTGGAAACCGAAAACAGTGTGACCGCTGATGATTACGGTCAGCCGACGATGTACCAATTCAACGGCGGTGCAGCCGGCAACCGGAACGAAAAGATCAGAGACAGTTTCACAATTCATCCGTCACGCATTGTCATTGCGGCTGAAGGAAGCGACAACGGCAGCATTCAAGGAATCAGCAGCCTGGAAGCACCGTTCAACAGCCTGATGGATCTGCGAAAGATCATCGGTGCTGGTGGTGAAGGCTTCTATCGGAACGCAGCACAGTCGGTTGTGTTCAATCTCAAGGATACCGCCAGCGCAAAGCATAATGCACCGTTGCTTGATAAATTCAATGACCAATTTGATGATTTCACCCGTGACCGTATGCGCCGCGCCATGTGGACCCCAGGCATGGAATCAAATGTGTTAGACAGCACGCTTGTGCCGCCGAAAGAATTCTTCATGAATGCTCTGAACGATGTGGCTGCAGCTTCTAAGACCCCGGCGACTATCCTGATCGGTCAGCAGACCGGTCGCCTGGCATCCAGCGAAGACGGGCGTCACTTCTTGTCGCTGGGAAACAGCCGGCGTGAAAACTTTCAGACTGAAATGGTCACCGATGTGGTCCAATGGTTCATCGAGTTCGGCATTCTGCCTGCGTCACAGTTCACCGTTGAATGGGATGATCTACTCGCACGCGGTGATGACGAAAAACTTGAAAACGCCGACAAGCTTGCAAGCATCAACGAAAAGCAGTTCAAATCAGGTGGCGGCATACCGTTCACTGAAGATGAAATTCGTGAAGCTGCTGGTTTTGAGATTGAAGACTTGGAAGATGACGGTGGTGAGTCAATGCCGGATGAAGATGACGCTGAATAATGGCTAAAACCAAAGCAGATCCGACCGGACTGGCAAGAACCCGCAACCGTGCAGGCCGACGGCTTCAGAAACGGCTGACCAACGCTGAACGGGACATCAGACAGCTATTCCGCAACATTCCTCGCACCAGGCGCACACAGGCTGTAATCAGCAATCAGGATGCGGCTGTCATTTATGACTATGAGCTGACAACTGATCAGCTGCAGATTATATACCAGCAGATTCGGACTGATCTTGATGCTGAACTTGAAACCGAAGGCGAACAGATGCCGCCGTTCTGGTGGTGGGCAATAATCATTGAAGAGGTCTTTCGCCGCGGTGCGCTTGAAGAAGTCAACGAATTCAACAGGCAGGTCGGCAAAGCGGTTGCAGCTGATGTGACGGTCAGGGGTGGGTTGCAGCCGCAAGTAATTGACCCAGATCAAGTCATTCGGTCGCCGGCATATCAAACAGCATTGCGATCGGCACAGGTCAGCAACTATCCGGTGATTAAGTCACTAAGCGATCGCACCGCAAGCCAGGTCATCCAAGTGTTGAACCAGGGCATTCAGGCAGGCGACACACCGACCACCATTGCCGGCACGATCAGCAAACGGTTTGATGTATCCCGATCAAACGCAATGCGGATTGCACAGACTGAGGTCAACAAGGCGTTCAACGATGCGAAGATTGCCGCAAACAGTGTTGCAGCTGAACTGACAGGCTTGCGACCGGCGCTGATTCACATTTCAGCACTGTCGCCGACCACCAGGGAGGGACATGCAGCCCGTCATGGTCGTGTGTTTACTCCCGAACAACAGCTTCAGTGGTGGAATACGGGCGCCAATCGTATAAACTGCAAATGTTCCACTGAACCCATCCTTGTTGATAATCGTGGCAATGTGGTAGATACTGAGCTTCAACAAGAACTGAAGGCTGAAAAAGTGTTCTTTGAGGATTAATATGAAACGTCGAATGATTCAATGCGCAACGGCTGTCAACCGTGACGCTGTTCGTCGTGAAAGCATTGGCGGCATTGAACATGTGATCGTCAGTTCTTTCACACTGCCTGACAACGTGGTGATGAACGGCGGTTTGTATCCTGCCGAGGAAATCGAAGCCGGTTTTCCCACCCTTGAACGCACCCTTGCACCTGTTGAACATCCAACCGACAGCCAGGGTAATTTCATTAGTGCCAGCGACCCCGAAGCAATCCACAACTTTCACGCCGGCGCATTCAATGTGAATGTCAGCCGTGAAGATGGCCGCGTGCACATTGAAAAGTTCATCAACGTTCAAGAGGCGTTGAAGACTGACCGCGGTCGGCGGTTGCTTGACCGGATCGAAGAACTTGAAACCAACAAAGACCCCAGACCAATTCACACATCAGTCGGCGTGTTCATCAACGTCGAAGAGACCGACGGCGTTCAGACCAACGCTGATGGTTCTGAATTCACATGGGTTGCGCGTGACATGGTGTTTGATCATGATGCGATTTTGCTTGACAGTGTTGGTGCTGCGCAGCCTGACCAGGGCGTAGGCATGGCAGTCAACCGTGATGGTTCTGAATGCGAAGTTGACCGGGTGACGCTGAACGCTGATGACAGCCATCCCACCAGCGACAATGCACCTGAACCGCGTGACATGCGCACCAATCAAGAAGGCATGTCTTTCACCGAATTGCATGAAGCGGTGATTGAAGGTCTTGAACGGGCTGCAATTCGGTTTGACTGGATTGAAGAACTGTTCAATGAATCTGTTATATTCAGGTCCAGTGAAGAATTCTTCACTGTGCCTTTCACGTTGGATGAAACGACCCAGCGTGTCACGATTGTCGGCATCCCGATCACTGTTGAACGGAATGTGACATTTTCCCCTAAGATAAACTCAGAAGAAGGTGATGCTATGAAAGAACTGATCCTGAACGCTCTTGCAGCGGCTGGCGTCGAGACTGATGGTCTTGATGATCAGGCGTTGTTTGATGCTTACAGTCAGCTTTCAGCAAACCAATCTGAAGGCGACGGCACCGGCGCTGCTGACGATAAGGCTGAACTTGCCGAAGTCGTCGCAAACGCCATGAAGCCGCTGACCGAAAAGATTGGTGAGCTTGAAGGTAAATTGAACGCGCAGGATACTGCGGAACATGAAAAGCTGGCTGGCATTGTTGCCAACAGCGGCAAGTTCCCAGGTCTTGACGAAGAGGCTGCAAAGCTTCTGCCCGTTGAGAAGCTGCGCGAAATGTCGGCCAACTGTGGGACTGCCCACGGTATTCCGATGACCGTCAACTCCGGTGGTGCCGAAGGCGAAAGCCAACGCACCGAAATGCCCGAATAAGGAGGGTCTGAAAAATGTCCACACTTGGAAAGCGTGTGATCTTTGTTGGCCCTGCTGACGGATCTAACCACAAGCCGCTGAACATCGAAGGCGTTGCTGTTGCAGCCATCGCCCCCGGCACCACCCTGAAGCGTACCGCGGCGGGTCTGGATGCTAACGATGTTGCAGCGACCACGTTCGGCGAACAGTTCATTGTTGCTGACAAAGACCAACAGCGGTCAAAGTCGGTTGACACTGCCTGGACTATCAACGAAAACATGGTTGCGATTGCTCCCCGGTCCGGTGAGTTTGTCAATGCCTTGGTTGCCACTGCTCAAACCTTGATTAAAGGCGACCCATTGGCACGAAACGGTGCTGGTTTGCTGAAGTTGGCGGTTACTCCCGCCACTGTTGGCGTGACCAGTGAAGAAATCGTTGGCTATGCCGACGAAGCCATCACCACCAGCGGCACGACTCTTGTCTGTGTCCGTGTAGCGTAAAGGGGAACGATTATGCTGTTTCAGAAAAAGTTAATTGGCAATAGTCGTTCAGCTGCCGTGCAATGGGAGGAAATGCAGCGCACACGCGAACTGCAGCGTCGTTCCGACATGGCGCTGAATGCTGCCGCTGGTTTGAACGTCAACGAAGGTCTGATTCCGCAGGATGTGTTTCAGGAATTCGACAACGTAACGGTTGAACGTTTCCGTTCCGATGACGGTGACACCTTCCTGAATGACCTGCTGCCGCTGTCACGCTCTGTGAACATCGGGCGTCTGGTTCACAAGTTCCGTCAGGCGTCTGACGCCGGGCGCGTTCAGACCAGCATGACCGGTCAGATCGGTGTGAAGATGGATCAGGTTGAATTCACCTTTGACGGTTCCATCATCCCCGTTCACGATGCGGGCTTTACTCGCAACTGGCGGGAATGGAACGCGATGCAGGCTGAAGGCTTTGATGCCCTGATTGACGACCAACGGGAAACCGTTGCTGCTGTACGTCGTCACATGGCTGATCAGTTCCTAGACGGTCACACTGACGTTGACGGCAACAACATTGTTGTTGACGGCATCAGCTGGGGCGGTATGCGGAACGACAGCCGGGTTGCACAGGTTGATCTGGGTGCTGGTGGTGTGAACTTCGACTTCACCGACACCACGAAGACCGGCGACGAAAACAAGGCTGCGTTCATTCAGGTTCGTGACGTTCTGTTCATCACCAACAAGTGTGAGCAAGACGCGACCTACTACGTCAGCCGTGAAATCGCTTCCAACTGGGAACGCAAGTTCAGCACGCAGTATGATGCACGCATCATCATGCAGGAACTGGCCGACCTGATTGGTGTTGCGGCAATCAAGGTGTCTTCCAAGCTTTCCGGCAACGAGCTGATGGCGATGGTTCTGAGCAACCAGCGCATTCGCCCAATCGTCGGCATGGCTTTGAACACTGTTGCGATGCCGCGTCCGGTTTACAACAGCAACTATGACTTTGTCACATGGTCTGCCACCGGTTTTGAAATCCGCGAAGATTTCGCCGGCAACACCTGTGCTCTGTTCGCTGACGTAACTTAAAGGAGGGCTGACCAATGGCAGCACCTAAAAAGGCAACGCATGTTGTGGTTCACCGTAAGCTGTTCATGGCTGTCGGTGGCAAGCTGCAGCATGTCAAGGCTGGAACCGAAGTGACCTTGACACCCGTCCAGGCTAAGGGTCTGGAAGCGAAAGGCCGTGTCATGAAGATCGGTGATCAAAAGGCTGTCGATCTGACACCCGATGAATCCGACAAAGCCGACGCCTAACGGCGCAGGGGCAAGGACGCCCCATTATCCTTTAT